ATGCAAGGGGTGTTCAAAATGAAAAAAGAGCCAAAAAATGCGGAAGGGTCGCAAAGGACCTTGGTCAACTTGTATGACAAGAGAAACTCTTCAAAGCAACTCAAGACAGTAATTTTCACAAAGCACGTTCCTAAATTCGTTGACCTTGACCTTAAGACTATTGGACCTTTCAAGCCTGGAGACATTCTCAGAACTCATATTGACATTGCTAATCTGCTTATTTTGAAAGGCAGAGCAAAGGAGTTCGATATAGATTGACGGGAGGTGATTCAAGTGGGTGAAATAGAAAACATCAGGAAAAGAATCCTTGCGGACATAGCCGCAATGAAACAAGACAACAATTCCTGGAAAAGGCAAATCCAGGAGAATGAGAGAAAAATAGCGGAACTTGAGCAAGCAGCTGAAGTTCTAGGAAAGATAAGCGGAGGTGCTGAACAATGAAACCGCTAAAGAGAAGGTACGTCTATGAAGAAAACTTTGAAGAAATAATGGCGTGGGCTCATTCAAGAGGCATAAGAGCTCCAAACAGGAAGGATAACTTCCCTTATTTTCTCGATGCCTACTTGAAAGAACTGAAAGGAGAATCAACACAATGAACTTGTTGGAGGTAGAACAATATGTGGAAAGGGTATGAAGCACTGCCAAGTTATTTTGGCGGAAAAAGAAAATTAGCCAGGAGAATACTCAGCTATGCAGAAGGAAAAGTTTTCATCGATGCGTTTTTAGGAGGTGGCAGCGTTTCCTTATTGGCAAAAGCAAAAGGCTTCAAAGTAATATGCAATGACATTGCTGAGAGGTCACGAATTGTTGGAAAGGCCATTATAGAAAACAAGAACAAGAAATTAACTGATTATGACATTTACTCATTGTTTAAGGAAACTGATAATAATTTCATACGAGATAATTTTCCGAACCTGGCTCTTGAAAAAGACGTGAAGTTTCTTGACAACGCTTTTGCTAATGCCAAGACAGACCTTCAGAAACTACTGCTCATCAAGTTTCTCTTCAAATATAAACCATTTAGCATGTTGTCAAACAAAGTTCCTAAGGACTTGTCAAACTGCAATTTAAAGGTCATAAAGCCGCACTTGAAATATATGTTTAAGCCGATAAGAACCTTGAAAAGAATAAAGGAACAAATTAATTATGGAATATTTGATAATGGCCAAGACAATGAGTTTCATCAAAAGGATGTTTTTGAATTCTTGAGAAACGTAAAGGGAGATACTATTTATTTTGATCCTCCTTACGCTGGCAGTCAGAGTTATGAGGAGTTCTACAATATACTTGATAGCATTCTGATGCAGAAGAAGATACCTGTTAAGAAAAGCAAGTTTAACTCTGCTGAAGCAGAAAAGTTTCTTCACAGGTTGCTTGACGAATCTATGCACATTAAGAAAGTAATATTCAGCTTTGGCGGCCCTAAGATTGACGGGCAGCAATTGTTGAAAATAGTGCAGGAGCATCGCCCTGCTGAACTGTATGAGATTAAGCATAAATGGTCTATCACGGCCAGCAAGGAGCAGATGCAAACTGCAACAGAAATATTGGTGGTGACAAAATGAAAACTGAAAAAATACCAATGGAGTTAATCGAAGAAAACAACTACAATCCAAATGAGATGGATGAGAACAAGTTCAAGAAACTTGTCTTGAACATAAAACGCAAGGGTTTCAGGAAGCCTATTGAAGTGAGGAAAGTAGGGGAGAAGTACGTTATAATTGACGGAGCTCATAGATTCAGGGCTTGTAAGGAATTAGGTTACACCGAAATTGATTGCATAGTTGATGATGTTGATGAAACTGAGGCCATGATTGACACCCTCAACGCAAACATTCATGGCACCCATAATCCTTACAAGGAGGCGCAAATATTCAAGCAGATTCACGAGAGGTACACTCTCAGGGATATTGAGAAGTTGACTATTTTTAATCAGTCTGAGATTAAGGACAGGCTTGAGTTGCTTAGTCTTTCTCCTGCAATACAGAAAGAGATTGAGAAAAGGGAGAAGGCTGAAGCGAGGGAGGCGCCAGTAGTTCTTACTTTTATGATTAAGGAAGCCGAGAAAGAGATTGTAATGAAAGCTCTTGATCTTTGCGAGAACTCTTCAGACAAGAACAAGGCCCTGGTAGAGTTATGCCAGAAATCGCTTAATTTTATGGAGGTGAAAAACGTTGGAGAAGAAAGCGAGCAGTCAAACGAGCAGTCAACATCCAAAACTGCGTAACTTTAAGGGAAACATTCACACATTAACGGAAGAGGACAGGAGGAAGGCAGGGAAAACTATGACGCCAAAAAGAAGGCTTGCTAACACGCTTAATCCTATGAAGACTGGCAGGTACTCCAAAAGAGTTCCTCACTGCCATACTTGTGTCTTCAAAAACAGATGCAGTGCCTATGATCCTAAAGACCCAAAAGCAGCATGCAAAGTAATTGATATTCCTAACTATTTTCATCTTATGAGTGCCTTGACTTTTCGCACAGAAGAAGATTTTGATGATTTTGTGAACAAACTCACTCAAAGATTGTATCTGAAGAATATGACCAGTGATGACTGGGACAAAATGAAAGACTTCTTGTTGATATTTCTAAGGGTCAAAGACTCAAAATTCAGGAATCCCAGAGAACAAACAGTCAACATCCAGATCAATAATTTTCATGAGGAGTTCAACTTGTTCAAAGATGTCACTTTGAAAGTGCTGAGAAAACATCCTGAAGTTATGAAGGAATGGAGGAATGCTCTTGATGCTGCCAAACAATCCGATTGAAACAGCGCTCTTTGAAAGTTTTAAAGAGCCGACTTATGAGAACTTCATAGGATTTGTGAAGAGGTATCTCGCTCCTTATATGGAACAAGAATTTGTGGAAGAAGACTATTACAAGGAGTGGTTTGAACTTGAGCAAAAATACCAATACAATGCGATTGAAGCGCCAAGGGGACATAGCAAGAGTGAAAACTTCACAGTTTGGTTTACTATTTATTATGCTGTTTATGATCTCAAACACGAACAAATAATCTCATCTGTAAGCGGAGATCAGACAAATGAATTATTTGACAGGATTAAATATTTCTTCTATGTAAGTCCTTATCTTAATAGGAATTTTAAGCCAGAAGGAGCTGACAAGAATGTCAGTTTAAGTTCCTGGAACTCAAAAAAGATCGTTCTCAAGAATGATGCTGTAATTCATGCGAGAAGTATTGCTGGCAAGTGGAGAGGTCTTCACGTTGACAGGATTGTTTGTGATGACATCATTACAGAAGACAGCACGTTAAGCGATAAGCAAACCATTAACAAGTTTTATTCAGCCGTGTTTAATTGCTCAACCGCAAAGAAAGGAAGCATAACTGTAATTGGGACTCCCTTGCGTTATTCAGACATACTTTTTGATCTTAAGGCCAATAAGCAATTTAATTTCAAGGTTTACCCTGCTATTCTTAACTTTGAGGAGAGAAAGGTATTATCTCCTAAAAGAAAATCTTTTGATGAATTGATGAGGATCAAAGAAACCATAGGTTCTTTGAGGTTTCAGTGCGAGTTCATGCTTAATCCTATCGATGATCACAGTTCTATCTTCAAGAGGGCTTGGCTGAGAAGGGCAAGAAATGAGAGCATAGAACTGATTAGGAACAGAAGGGAACTTCAACAGTACGGTTTTGAAGTCACGTCTATTATGTGCGGTGCTGATTTCGCTTTCTCTGAAAGGAAAAGCGCAAACTATTCAGTGTTTTTGACATTAGCAAGACTGACTGATGGCAGACTCTTGCTTTGTGATTTTTTCAGGAAAAAAGGAATGACTGGCCAGCAACAGATTGACAAGTTAAGAGAACTTCATTCAGCATATGATTATGATGTTATGGCATTGGAAGAAAACAGCATTATGGCAATAAGCAGGGATATCAAGAACATTGGCTTGCCCATAAAGACCCTTAGGACAGGAACAAGGGACACAGACGTTTCAATCTCAAAAACAAATGCGATCTTAAGGATGACCACGTGGTTTGAGAATAATCAAGTTGTCATACCTTATGCGAGTGAAGAAGCTAAAGAAAAGTACGAACTTCTTGAGCAAGAGTTCCTGAGTTTTGCTCTTGAGGATGGGAAGATTACAGAAATAGGAGTTCATCCAGACATTCCAATAGCTTTTGTTTATGCAGCTGAAGCTGTGAAAAGAACAACCCCCACAGGTTTTGTCACAAGCATAGTCAGATAAAAAAAAGGAGGTAAGGAAACAAGATGTTTGAACCAGATAAACTATCCAAGCGAGACAAGAGAATACTGAAAGCCCTGTTGTACTTTTATCCCAGGAAGAAAAGCGCTGCTCAAATCCACAATTACATCTCAAAATATTGGCAGAAGAGCGGCATAAGGAATGCGAAAGCATTAGGACATATTTTGATGAGGTTTCCTGTTGATTCTGAATTAACAGTGATCAGTTCAGTGACTAAAACTGGGATAATAAACAGCAGATATTTGAGGATTTATGTTCTCAAAAAGAACTTCGTGAAGAAATATTATAAAGAAAAAAATGACCTGATAAAATTGGGAAATAAGAAGTCACGACGCAGTTCAAAGGCTAAAAAAGATGGAAGAACAAAAAGAAAAAAGTAAGCATTTTATGGTTCTGTCGCAAGTTAATGAAGGTGTACGGCAGACTGCGATCACAGTAGATTATTCTATCGTAAATTATGCCAAGCTTGAAAGCATTTACAAGACAGACCAAATGATCTTCCAAGCAATAAATATCATCAGCACATTCGCAATATCAAAAGGTTACGAGTACATAGTCAGCGAGAACACAGATGAACAGCTTGAAATGAAAGAAAAGATCCTTTCTTTCGATGCAAAAGTCGGTCTTTCGAAACTGTTGACAGATGTTGTGAGGCATCTGCACATTTATGGCAACGCATATCTTGAAATAGTTTATTCTAAAACAGATAAGAATAAAGTTGTCGATCTCGCACTTATTGATCCTAAAACAATATCCTTCAAGAAAAGAGGAAATGGGGAGATTGATTTTGATGAGAGTGGAAACATTAAAGGTTATGTGCAGAAAGTAAATGCCAAGACAGTGGATTTGTCACCAGATCAGATAATTCATTTCAGAATAAACACGATTGCGGACTCTCTTACTGGAACAGGAATTATAGAACCTTTAATAAAAGTCATTGAAGCAAAAAGAAACATTGAGATTGGACTTGCAGAAGCAGTGTATCGCCACGGTTTTCCTCAGTTTCATGTAAAGTTAGGTGATTCTGATCACCAGCCAACAACCGATCAAGTGACTGAGGAAAGCGAGAAGTACAAGAGAATCAATTCAAAATCTGAATTTGTCACGCCATATTATTACGATATAAAACTCTTGGAAGCTCCTTCCTTAAAGGGCGGCGAGAGTTATTTGAAATACTTCATAGATCAAATTGTTGCAGGCACAGGAGTTCCTCAAAGCATATTATTAGGAACAGGAGAAGGAAGCAACAGAGCCACTTCATTCACTCAGCAACAGAATTTCTTTCTTTACATAGGCGGAGTGCAGATGCTATTAGCTGAAACGCTTCAGAAAAACTTGTTTACTAAATTGCTTGGCGTTGATGAAAGTCCTGTGTATATGGTCTTTAATTCTCTGCAAACAAAGACTGATCTCGAATTAGCGCAAGAAAGGGAAATCTATCTGAGAAACGGTGTTTTGACTCCTGATGAGGTCAGGCAAGAGATGGGTCTGGAACCTATTTCTTCACCCCCAACAACTGAGCAGAACATCTCTGATGATTCATCAGGAGATTTTATTTTTTCAGAGAATGAGTTTCTCAGCAATAAAGACCTGATGCTTGAAGAGGACGATGACTTTGAAAAAGTCTTTGGTCCTTATGCAGATAATTTCAAGGCAGCTGACAACCTTGATTTCGGAGGGATACTTCAAGAACTGGGAAAACCAATAAGATCACGTTTCATAAAAGATCAACACATACTTACTCACAGGATTAATAAAATCATGGACAGATCAAGAAAGAAGATACTTAACTTAATCGATGAAGCGCTTGGAGATAAGGATAAAAAACTTGCAGCAGAAGACTTGGTGATTGATCCTGAACTTCTTGCTCCTGAAAGGGATGCTTTGATAGCTGCCGTGTTCCTTGATTCAAAGAAGAAATTCAAGCAAGGAATTAAGCTTGGAGAGGAGTTCATAAAGAAAAAACATCCTGTAGTCGCAGGAATCAAAGTCAAAAGCACAGTTAATGAGCAGGCAATAAAAGCGCTTGATCTCCGTTCAACTCAGCTTGCCAAGACTGTTTCTGGAGATCTTTTGAAAGCAACCCAAACAGTTATACGTGAAGGACTCCAGGCAAGGAAAGGAGCAAGACAACTCAAGGAAGACATTGAGAAAGTATTTGAAAGGTTCGGAGGGACTCCAGGAAGATTTAACAAGATAGGCACAAGGGCAGAACTAATAGCAAGGACAGAACTGCACAGGTCATTTATTGATGGAACTCTTCAAAGTTTCAAGGAATTAAGGGTTGAAAGACTCAGAATGATAGTCAACGTTGGTGCTTGCGAGCAATGCTTGGATGTGGCGGCAGACAATCAAGAAACACCCATTCATTTATCTGACGGAATAATTCCTGTTCATCCAAGATGCAGATGCGGGTGGGTGGCCAAAACCATTAGATAATTTAGGCTTCTACTAAAATAATATTAAGAAAAAAATAGATTTCTCAACTTATGAGCGATCAACTAATTCAAGAGATAAACAGTTTTATCAGTTTGTTGGATGTAACAGCTGAAACGTTGAATTCTAAGGAACTCATAGATAGTTTTATTGCTCACAATGACGCAACAGTTCAAGAGATTAACCAATTCATTGAACTTATTCAAGATTTTGAAGAGAATGCCGTTGATCAATCATTCTTCAAAGGAAGGCCAGGACTTCCTAGAAAGCAATTGCCAGACGCTGCTTTTGCAGTAGTTGAGGAAACAGGAAAGAAAGATGAGGAAGGAAGAACTATTCCTGACATTGCAAGGCATTTGCCTCATCACACAGATGCTGTGAGGGATGGGACAGAAAATGACACTCTGGACATTGCAAGGTATAGAAACGCATTGGCAAGGGTCAGCCAGATAAAAGCAACGCAAGGAGGATCAACCGCTGAACTGATTGAAAAGGCAAGGAAACATCTGGAATCTCATAGGGAAGCACTTAACCCACCCGAAGATAATGAAAAGTTAATCCAGACATTTGAAGAGACAGAAAATGAGGTCACCTTTCTTCTTGAAGAACCATCTGCCTTTTTAGGCAACACTTTCAAAAGAAGGAATCTCGGAAACGGAATATCAATCATACTTGGAATGCTTAAGGATGTAACAAGGGCCAGCTTAGCACTCCAGAGTTTCAGGTTCAGCAAGAAAGAACCTTGGAACTGGACAATAGACCGAGCAAAGGCGTGGCTGCAAGGAAGAAGAATAATTGAGAATCAAGAACTCATAAGCAAACATCTTCAGTATGTCAAGATAAGCGATGTCAAGATTGAGCAGGTCCTAAGAGAAGGCACTGCTCTAAGGATCACAGGCATTGCCATAAGCGAAGGGACTTGGAACGGAATATTTTATCCTGCTGAAGAACTCAAGAAAGGCCATAAATCTTTGGAAGGGAAACCTCTAAGGATAGATCATTCAAGCAGCACTCGTGACATCGTTGGAAAAGTAATCAAGTCAACATATAATCCGCATAAGAAATGGATAGAGTTTGAGGCTATTGTTACAGACGAAGACATTGCTCAGAAGCTGCTTGACAAGCTTATCGATTCTGTTAGTGTTGGAGTCCTCATAGATAATGAAGAAGAGGATGGCCGCCAGGTAGCACGCAACTTGGAGTTTAAGGAATTGAGTTTGGTAGATGATCCAGCATGCAAAGATGCGAAAGTGAGTCCTGTAAAGAAAAAGTAAAGGAGGAGATGATCACGATGGAAGAACCTAAAGAAATGAAACACGCAAAGTCTCTTTTGAAGAAAGCCTCTGAAGAACTTGCGCAAAAGAATCAAGAGATTGGAAAACTCAAGGAAGAACTTGCCAAGAAAGACAAGCTTATCTCAGAATTGACTGCCAAGCAAGAGAAATTGGCAAAGGAGTTTGAGGCTGTATCAAAAGAACTTAAGCAAATCAAACAAGAAGCAAGAGACGTTGTGCTCAAAGAACAAATTGAAGCTGAAGAAAAACTTGGCATTCTTGAAGTGCCCAAGGAACAAAGGCTTGCTGAGTTGAGGGAACTTGACGAAGCAGGAGGGTTTGATCTGTATGCCAAACAGACAAAGAAAATGCTTGAACTTCACAAGAGCATTGGCGACAGGAAAACTCTGATCAATAATTCAAACCAGTCAGCTGACCGAAAGCAAGAGATTGCCAAGGCACTGGGCATAGAATTGTAAAGGTGGTGAAACAAAATGACATACGACATTCAAATTGATGATGGAAGAAATCCCAGCATGCTCGTTGCAGCAGCAGACCTGCAGAAAGGACAGTTCGTTGGTTTGGACCTTCAACCAGCAGCTGCTCAAGCAGACATCTTAGGCGTGTGCTTGAAAGACTCTGCTCAAAACAACCCAATCTCACTGGGTGCGATCGGAACGTTTTACGTTGACGTGGAAGTGGGAGCTTCAGCAGTTCTCAACGTTGGAGACGAACTGGAAGTGAAGGATGCAAGCACGTTGCAGGCAAAAAACACAGGAGTGACCGTTGCCAAGGCTTACGAAAAAGTTGACAACAGCGCAGGAGGCAGTGCGGTCGTGAAAAAAATCCCTGTGAAGATCATAAAGTAAAAGGAGGAGAGAGCAAGATGAAAACAATGCAAGAACTATTTTCAACGCAAGATGCCGCACCCCTCATAAAAGAAGTAATTGACTCCAACGTCTTCAAGGTAGCTGAAAGAGAGAGGGTTGGCAGGAAACTTTTGCGAGTTATCTCCCTGAACGAGGGTTCAGCTTTGAAGATTCCCAAGATGGGAGCAGGACAAGCATACGTCATCCCTGAATTAGGTTCAATTCCTCTGGATGTAAGCACATTCAGTGAAGTGGTCATCACGCCATACAAGATTGGGAAGGCATTCGCAATCTCAAAAGAATCAATTGAGGATTCTGCTTTTGATGTCGTTAGACTTAAGGCTGATATGGCTGCAGAAGACGTGGCCAGGAAAGAAGACGCTGAGATCTTCAGAGTGCTTGTCCAGACTACTAACACTGTCTCTCCAAAGACAGCTGGCGAGTTTGTCCAGGAAGACGTGATAACCTTGAGAAATGCAGTGAACAAGCATAACTACAAGGCGAAATGGCTCGTGGCTCACCCAGATGATCTTGCCAAGCTTGAGAAAGACCTTATCAGCAAAGGGTACAAGGCTTTTGACAGGCTTGACGAAACAGGAATCATCGGGAATGTCGCAGGTCTTCAAGTCTTGGAGACAACCGCCCTGGACCCAGGAACTGTTCTCGCTCTTGACAGCAGAGCAGTTGTGTTGGTAGAAAGAAGGCCACTCTCAACAGAGAACTTCACAGATCCTTTGAGAGACCTAGCAGCTGGAGTCACAATCACGGAAAGGGTTGCACCTGCTGTGCTTGATGACAATGCAGTCGCTAAGATGACCTTGTAAGGCCAGCCAACTGAAAATGGAGGGGCAGTATGGACCTAAGTAGCTTGAAGACTCAAATAATTGTGGAAGCAAACAAGTTCAGGCTAGGTCCAAGGCTCCTGAGGCTTCAAACGCAGACAGAGGGTTCTGCAACAAAAATCACAAAAATAAAGAACGTGAACGGAGCGATAGTTCCCAGCTTGGGAGCAGCTCCTGTTTCGCTTTTAGAACTCGATTCAGTTATTGTGTTTCCCCTTACAATCAAATTGCCAATTCTTTTCGCAATTGAAGATTTTGAAGACAACGCACTCAATGACATCCTTCAAAGATCATTCAAGGAAAGTTTTCATTTCGCAGACATTGAGAATAGGCTTGTAGTTGAAACGCTTATTGCTGGAGCTGGCAAAACCATAACAGCACAAGCGAAACCTGACGTGAGAGAAGTTCCAATAATAGATAATTTTCTGGAAGCAATAAGATTCATAGAAGATAACGGATATGCTCCAAACAAGATTCTTGTCAATCCTGACATTGCCGAATCATTGAGGCAAAGAGAGGAATTGAAAGAGAAACTCATAGCATACGCCATTGAAGTGATAATTAACATAGCAGTTCCATCTCAAACAGTTATCATTCTTGACAGTAACCATGCTGGCTTGCTAATTGAGAGGGTTTCTCTTGAGATAAATGATTATATCGATCCTTGGCAGGGGAAGAAAGGTTTTCTTTTGAGAGAAAGGGTTGCTCCTGTTGTGATCAACGGAAACGCTGTGGCGGTGATACAATAATGGGTGTCGAGATTGAATTATTGGAACAAGTAAAAGCCGCTCTTGGTGAGATTAAGGCAGTCGCCAATGCGTTAAACATTGAGCCAGATGGGAGCATAAACGTCAATAACAACAATCTTGCGGAATCTGTTTCAATCAAGGACGGAGCAGATCCTACAAAGAAAGCAATTGTTGATCAAGATGGAAGACTGCTTGTAAGAACTCAGCAAGCAGGAACAACAGAAACAATCATAATCGATCCGAATAATCAAAATTTCAAAGCTCAAGTAGATTCTAACGGAAGGCTTCTTGTGAGTGCCGCTTCTGGCTCAAGCGGTTTACTGGGTTCTGTAAAGTTAGAAGATGCCTTTGATTCAAATAAAAAAGTATTTGTTGATGCTTCAGGAAGACTGCTTGTTGCCTTGCCTCCACCCAGCCCTCCAGCTGGAACAACAGAAGTGAAGAGAAGCAAGTTTAATGATGTTTTTGGCAACAGCGCAGATTACGATTATTATGTAATCCCAAATGGAGAGACTTTGAGGATTCAGAAACTGCTTGGTTCTTCAGAAGACAGAAGCAAGGACACTTATGTTGCCTTGTGGCTTGACAACAATGGGGACACTCCATCTCCCACTCAACGTGACGGCCACCCTAACTGGGTACTCATTGCTATGGCCTTCACTAATGTCAGCAATGTGAACTTCGATCTTAACGAGGAAATTGTTGGAGACGGAATTAAAAGAATAGTTCTGCACAGGAGAAGAATGGAAGCTGGAAGAAGGCTTGTTTTTGCCAGGTGGCAGGGGTATTACTAAAAATGACAGCTGAAAAATACAAGGGAAGGCTTGAATTGTACAATCCAAGCAGTCCAGTAACCCTAACAACTGCTTATGCTACCATATTCAACATATCTGGAGAAGGTTTCATTGATATGATGAAACTTGCTTTCACTAACATCACCGATGTTTTTGTCAAGGTAACCATAGACAATGAAATCTATTATGAGATTAATCTTTCAGACTTGAAGAACAGGGTCAAGTTGACAAAGGATGAGCAGGATACGTTCCTCAATACTGCTCACAATGCTTTTTCAGATTCGTATCCTGTGCCTTTGTTCTTTGAGAGTTCCCTTCAAGTGGAAGTAAAGAAAGACACGGGAGCAAAAAGAAAGATCAAAGGAGGAATCATAAGGTACAGGTTGAGAGGTGATTGATTATGGTAACTGTTCAAGAAAAGATGGATGCTATTGAAAGCGGACCTAATTATGTTCACGGCTCGCTTATCATTAAGAGTTATGATGACAGGGGTGTTGTCCTCAAGTGGCTTGAACAGTCCAGCGGTGTTGCGGAAAGGAAGGAGCACTTCATTGAACTTAACGAGGATGAGTCAAATATGCCTCTTGAGAACAGGACTGCGGTCAACGATATTGAAATAGAACCACCAAGCGGGTAATCAAAATGGCAGTATGGAAGTACAAGGTCGTGCACAGGAGAGTGAAGAACATTTCAGAGAGAGCTCTGAATCTGTTAGGCAATAATGGCTGGGAGTTGATCTTTATGACTCAACTCTGGAACGGCAAGGTTTTGGCCGTATTCAAAAAACAAGTGAGGTGAAAACAATGGCAAAGAGAGTTATAGTGCAACCAGCAGAATATGACCTTAAGCTAAGGCTCAAATTAGGCGTTAAGAGGTTCCTTAAAGGACTCGGCGCTTCGCTTCTCGTTGCAGGAGTGCAATATGCCGCTGAGTTTTTGCAAAACAGCAAGGACTTGTTTCCTCAAGAATACACTTTGTATGTTGGACTTGTGGTGTCAGCGTTGCTTGGAATAGAAAAGGCAGTCCAAAGGCAAAAATGAGGTTTAAGAAAAGAATGGAAATTGAATTCGCCTTGCTAGCAGGCTGGGTGGTTGTCAAGTACAGGAAGATGAAAAAATGGCTCAAACAGAATATACGACTGTTGCGATTGTAAAAGCAAGAGTTGGAGAGAACAACATTGGATCAGATGTTCAAGATAGTGAGATCTCTCAATGGATTCAAGAAGCGAGCAATTTCATAGACCTTTCAACAAAAAAGGTGGGTGTTGGCTTTGAACAAACAGATCCTCTCTATCCAACTGTGCAGCAAATAGTGACTGATTTAGCAGTCATAAAACTTATCCTGAGAATGAGCGGAGCTGGAAAGGCAACAACAGCGGGATTGTCGTACAGGATTGGAGAGTTTTCTGTTGACAAGAAGAACATAGATTCATCTTCTGCCAAGGAAATTCAAGTCTATGAGAAGAGCGCCAAGGACAGCTTGAAAGCATTAAAGGAGTATCTGGGAATTGACAATGGTGGTTTTACAGGGGCAGCAGTCATAGAGGGAGAACCTGCACCCACAACAAACTTCGGAGAAAACACGCCTCAACAACCATAAGAAAATGATAGGCATAAGCAGCGAGGATTTCGAGAAAGTAGTTGACCTTGACCTTGGAATAGATGTGATTCTCAGAAGAAAGACGCAAAGCATAGATCCAGATTATGGAAGCCTCGTGTCCGACTCTTATCAGGACACTCCCATAAAAGTAGTGTGGCAAGAAGTAACAGGGGAAGAAGAAAACTTCAGGCCGGAGGGGGAGTTCAAGATAGGAGACATCAAGTGCTTCACAAAACCATCATACGATAATGGCAACATAGTCCCTAATAGGGAAACAGACATTATCGTCAAGGATGGAAAAGAACACAAGATAATCAAAATAACCTCAAAGACAGTTGGCAACTCAGTAGTTTACAGGTTGCTCCAACTAAGGCTGAAATAATATAAAGAAAAAAACACGATTCAAAATTAATGGTCAAGATCACAATACTCAGTCCCGACCTGAAGAAGTTCAAGGATAAAATAACCAAACTTCGAGACAAGGGATTCAAAAAAGACATTCACGAAGGCATAAGGAAAATCCTTCCAAAAATCCACAGGGACGCTTTCCTGGCTGCTCCAAAGAAAACGGGAGCATTGGCAGCATCACTCCACGTGGGTTTTGAGGATGAAACAACAGGTTTCATCGCGGACGGAGTATTTTATGGAGTCTTTCAGGAAGAAGGAACACGCTACATAGAACCTAAGCATTTCATGCGTAACGCGGTCAACAAACATTTCCCAAGCGTGGGAAGTGAAGTCACGAAAATCGTAAAGAAGCAATTCAACCAATGAAAATTGGGCATCTCTTCAAGAGCGAGGAGGCCAAGAAATGGAGAAAGAACCGATAATCATAGTTCAGGATCTCTTGAGAGATCAATTGTATGACTACAATACTTCTCGCACTACTGAATGGATATACCCTGACTTTCCGAACGTGAACTTGGGGAATGATTCTTATCCGAGGGTGTCTGTAACAGATTCAGATGAGCCCGCATCAAGAATGACTGTCGGAACAAAAGATGAGATGCAAACAGTAGACATAGACATCAATGTATGGGTCAAGTCTGGAATCATCTATGAACGAGATGGCGAGCAGTTTGAAGGCGCAAAACTCAGGGATGCTATTGCCAGAGAAGTGGTTGAAGTGTTGAGAACGCATCAGGATACTCTGGCAGCATATGGGTTGAACAATTATGAAAGGATTGGAATGAAGACGATTAACTCAGAAGTTGCTGAAGGCGTGTTAAGAAAACAGATCACTGTCCGATTCGCAAGGCCAGTAATGGATTGAGTTTCAAAGAAAAGGATAGAACCAGAATAAACAAAGGAGGATGATCAAGAATGGCAATATTTTTTGGAACTCAAGGAAGCATTACGATTGACGGTGTTCAATCACAAAACATAACCGAGTGGAGTTTATCAACAAGCGCTGACGTTGAGCAGATCAAGACAATTGGCAATTTCACAATATTTGATGAAAAACCTCTTGATTTGCTTGAGGGAAGTTTGAGCATCATAACAGATGATGCTAGCTTCATCGCTAAACTATTCGGGAACGTTGCAACGCAACCTGACACTCCTAATGTTGGAGACACCACAACCACAGTCACCCTTGGAACTACAAGGATCAAGTTTGACGCAGAGTTCAGATACACTGATGCGAGTGGCAACGAAGTTAAGATAACCTGCATTGATTGCATAGCAACAGATCACGAGTTTAGCAACGAGGCAGAAGGCATCTTTGAAGAAAGTTTCAGTTTCAACGTGAAGCCTGAAAACGTGACTATAACTCATGTGAAAAAAGCATAAGGTAACATCATAAGATCAAGTTCAATGGAATCAGAACAAACAAAAAAGGAGAATGAAAGCGAGGAAAAGAGTCCGCAGGAAAGGTTTGAACAGCATGAGTTCCGCAACATAACCATATATCACATGCACAAGGAATTGGTTAAGGAATTCAAGGAATGGTGCAAGATTCATGCTGGCAACAAGTTTCCTGCAGGGATTCAACTCTTGCTTTCAAGAGCCAAGGCATTTGACCTGCTAACAACAATGGAAAGCAGGATAAAAGCTTTGGAACAACAAGTCGCCCTGCTATCTCAAGGGCGCAAGAGTGTCGAGGAACACTCAGAACAAAAAACAGAGGTAAAGACTATTGGAGGGAATTAATATGACAAACAGATACACGCTTCAAGAATTATTGGCAAAATCAGGCGAAAAGAAAAGGATAGAAGTTCCTTACGAGGACGGCATAGTGGAGATGGAAATAACGCCAGTGACATTTGGACCTGTCAGCAGGATTCAGAATGATAAAACTGATGATACTACAATGACAAGAGAGATGATCAAGACAGCAACTGGCCTGACGGATGAGCAAATTGACAAGCTGCCACTAGGTTTTGTCCCAGCGCTTGGAGAAGCAATATCAAAAGCCTCAGGGCTTGACAAAGTGACTCAAAAACGTGCGGAGCGTTTTCCAAGTCCTCAGAAGGAAAACTGATCTACATCCTTCTGAGGCATTACGGGATGAGCTGGGATGAAATAAGGAACTTGACAATGCCGCAAGTATATTTCATGCTAGCAGCCTATAATGAGGACATAAAACAAAGGAACAAGCAAATGAAAAAAGCAAGGAGAAAGAGATGATATTCCTGCGAGGTCGGGTGAACTAAAATGAGTCGTGAAACATGGTTGAATCAGTACGCATCAAGTTCAAGGGAGAAGACAGCGTCTCACCAGCACTGTCAAGAATCAACGCAGGAATTAGTAGATTAAGCTCTAAAATAGGCAGTGTTGGAAAAACTTTCTCCAGCTTCAACAAAAAACTCCTTCTCGGTTTCACGGCAATAGGAACCGCACTAACAGCGCTGGGAATAAAAGCCATAAAGAGTTTCGGAGAGTTTGACAGGCAAATAAAGAGAGTTCAAGTCCTGGCTGGAGGGACGGAAAAAGACTTCAAAAGGCTTGCTGATACCGCATTCAAATTAGGATCAAGCACGGCTTTTTCAGCTCAAGAAGTTGCTGAGGCGTTTGAAGAATTTGCCAAGGCAGGATTTTCTGTCAATCAGATTCTTGACGCTTCAGAAGCAACTCTCGGTTTGGCAACTGCTGGGAATCTCAGCCTTGCTGAAGCAGTCAATATCGCGGTGGCTGCTTTGAATGCTTTTGGAAGAGAAGCAGAAGATATGAACAGCGTTGCCACAATACTTACAACAGCATTCACAAATTCCGCTCAAACACTGCAAGACTTGGGACAAGCGTTGAAGTTCGTCGCTCCTTTGGCTTCAAGCCTTGGCATAAGCCTTGAAGAAGTAAGTGCGGCTCTTGGAGCTCTTGCTCAGGTCGGAATAAGAAGCAGCATAGCTGGAACAAGCTTGAACCAGGCATTGTTGCAATTGTTAAGGCCAACTGCTGAGTCATCAGAGATTATGGAGGATCTCGGAGTTTCTTTTTTCACTTTGAATGAAGCAGGCCAAGCTGCAAGGGCAACCATTCAAGCAACAAAGGATGAGTTCAACGCTTTGAAAGAGAGAGTAAGAGAAAGCGATATCGAGGTTGCTGAGTTAGGGTCTAAACTGGCAGAAGCGAAAAGGCAGCTGAAAGCCTTTGGCGGTGAGACAGGAAGTTCAGAGAGCTTGTCAAAGAGTCTGAAAGTGCTGCAGGCTCAGTTTGACGAGGCAAGACTGAGAAACAAGGAACTTCGTGATTCATTAGAAGCTCAAGAGAAAACATTTGAAAGTCTCAGGAGACAAGTAAGGGAAGGCTCTCTTGAGTTCGTGGGATTAAGAGACGCTGCCAGGCAATTGAATGAGGCATTCAAGAAAATGGATGCTTCAACGATACAGAAGGCAACAGCGCTTGTTCAAATTTTCAAGGTCAGGGGAGCAAGATCCTTTCTTACTCTTACAAAAGAACTTGAAGAGTTTGACAGGCTTTTCAATATCATCGCTGCAACTGAGTTAAGGACAGAACTTCTTGACGAGGGCAGCCTTAAGGCAGCTCTTTCCGCCCAGGACAGTTTCGCAAGGCAGTTCGGCATAACCTTTGAGAAGCTTGTCGCCAATGCTACCAAAGTGCCTGAAGGTGTTGACAAGGCACTGAGGGATGCAAAACTTGATGAGAGGGCAAGGGACATATTCAGAAACCTGAGGAACGAGATCAAGGCTCTGGGCTTGGAAAGCGAAGCAATAGAAGCGGTTCTTTCTGACTTCTTGCCTTTGGATGCTGTCAAGGATTTCAGAAAGATCATTCAACTTACAGATGAGGACTTTGAGAAGTTCCTTGAGAACATTAATGCTGCTAATCAGGATGCTCAAACATTGAACAAAACGCTTCTTCAGAATCTTGGAAGTGCTTTGGAAGAGTTGCAGGACACAATAACGACCACTTTCATCAGGATCGGCGGAGCGATAGCCGAAAGACTTGACCTTAGCGATGTAGTGAGAAACATCCAGCAATCCATAGAAGATTTCTCAACAGGAGGCGGAGTTGAAAGACTTGCTGACAGATTAGTCTCTGTTTTCAGGACAATAAGCTCTTTCTTCAAAGGCATTGGAAAAGGGTTCAAGCAAGTTTTCACACCAGACATTGTAGCGAACCTTAAGAACGCATTTGTCAAGAACTTTGGAACTATTCAGAAAGAGGCATCTAACTTTGGCACCATCCTGGGAAGGATATTCGGAAGCATAGTCAAAGGAGGAGCAGAACTCATCACAAGAATTCTTAATGCTAACCTCATAGAAAACGCTAGCACAGCCTTCAAGAAACTTGGAAACGTGCTTGAGAAGATAGGGCCTGTTATTGGGGCTGTTGCTGCTGGATTTGTGATATTGTCTCCTGTTCTTGGACCTCTCTTTTTCATTCTCAGCAAAGTAGTCGGAGTTTTTGGCTTGTTAATAAGAGGGCTTAGTGGAGCCGGGAAGGCAATTGCTTCCTTGTTTGGAGGAGTTGGAAAACTTTCATCTTTGTTTGGAGGGGTTGCTGGGAAAGCTGCGAGCGTTGGTTCTGCTGCCGTGAGTGCCACTACTGGCACGACAGGGTTCTTGGCTAAATTAAGCGCTTTGGGTTCTACCATTAGCAGCATATTCTCTGCGATAGGAAGCGCATTAGGAGTTACTGCCGGAACAGCAGCTGCCATTGTTGTTGCAATAGTTGGCACAATAATAGGGTTCATCAATCAAGTAAGGCAGAATTTTCTCGGGCTCGGAGATGACTTCAAAGTTATTTTTGGGGCAATAATCAATGTTTTCAAGGCCATTGGCAGTGCGATCATTGAGAATTTTGTTGATGTTGGCAAACTCTTGAAACCAATATGGGATGGCATAAAAGAAACTTTCAATGGGTTAGGCAAGATTCTGGCAAGCCTGGTGGCAATAGTCATCAAGCCCTTTGCTAACGGATTAAGGGAAGCAGGTCAGCAAGGCATTAACAGCTTTGAGATTATAAAAGCACTTGTTTCAATATTGTTCGCCCCATTGAAATTAGTTCTCACTCTTGTCGGAAGCGTACTCAAGGCAATAGGAGCGATAGTCAATTTCATAGGCGACTTAATAGGGGGCATTGTCGAGTTCGGATTCGCAGTGGCAGATGCTTTCAAGAGATTCAGGGAAGAAGGATTCTCAGCCTTTAATGAAGTAGGCGACTTGGCAAAGAAAATAGGGCTGTCAATTCTCAAATCATTCATAGGAGCTATTGATTCAATGATTAACATCTTCATTGATCTTATCAATGAATTGATCAATGTTGCTCGAAAGATTCCTCTCTTGAACAAGCTAATTGGTGACAATTTCAAGATAGACAAGAATGTCCTAAGCAACTTGCTCGGATTCACTAAGGAAGCTGAAAAAGCAGTTCTTCCAACCGTTGAACAAGGAAAGTCTGCTGGTTTTTCGTTTGCTTCATCAGCAAGAACAACCTTGACAGCAGAGAGCGGAGCAGTAACAGAAGCTGCAATTCAACCATTCAAACAGGCAAGCGCAGACGTTACTGAACTTGGTTTTCAGACTGTGTCAAATTTCACTTTGCCTTTCAAGGACCCAGTGAACGTTAATGCTGCCAGAGCAGATGTCATGAGCATATTTCCTGATCAGGCTCAAGCATCTCAAATGGGAAGAGATTTTGGAAGAGCGTTCTTCACAGGTCTTGCTGAAGGAGTTCAATCTTTGGCAGAAATTTTTCAGGAAAACATAAAGCCCGTCTTTATCACTATGAATGACGCATTGAAAGATTTCATTGCATTGTTCCTGAGAAACTTGTTCACATTAAAACTTGTTCCTGTATTCTTGCAGAACCTTGCTGCCAGAATGTTTGACATATTTGTTGGAGGATGGCACGCAATGTTCACTGCAGTGATTGACATTACTGAGAATTCCATTAACACAATGCTTTCCAATCTTCAGAAATTTTTCAATCAGCTTGTCTCTGTTGTGAACAGGCTGATTGCAGAATACAACAGAGCTGCTGCCGTTCTCTCAAGAGATATCACAAGAACAAGGATAAGGAGAGTCAGGAGAAGAACGAAGTCTGGGAAGATAAGGACCAGGATCATAAGAACCAGAGAAGTGCTGTTCAAAGGAGTGAACATTCCGAGACTGAGAGCATTTTCTCCAGTGAACCTGACTCCTCTCCAATTGGAGAGGCCAGAACTTCCAACGCCACCGCAAGGAGTTTCTGTCAATGCAGGCGGTTTCACTGTCAACATAGAGAACTTCAACGCATCTTCTGAGGCTGATAAGCAGAAACTGTTTGCTGAGATTGACGCATTCATAGCAAGAAAACTTGGGGAATTGGTGAGACTATGAAATTAATGGATGAAAATCAAACGCAGGACCTTTTCGTTTTCAACAATACTGACAAGGCTATAACAAGCCTTGAAACAAAGGATAAGATCATATGGATAGAACATGAAATTCCAAACAGGACAGGCAACATAAGGCACTTTATGGGAACGGGAGATGGAGACATCGTATTGACTGGCAAGCTTCTTGGGACGCATCAGGACAAGGTAAACAACAAGGAAACGCTAAGAAATCTTGCTCTTGCTGGGACTATCTTGTATCTTGATTCAGAAGGGTATGCTGACAACCTCAATGGCAAGTATGTGATAACTGAAATCGAGATTCCTGAAAGGGGAGGGGAGCCTTGGGATTTCACAATTGTGCTGACGCAATTCAATAATTGAAAATGGTAGAACCTCACAAACCCGTTTTCAAAGTCTATGTTGACAATGGGAACGGATGGCAAGACGTAAGCGACAATGTTGTTAAATGGGACTCTTCAGTAGCTGTAACTACGAAGACCAATACTGCATCACTAACTTTTGATTATGGAGTTCTTCAGCAAGTTCAGCAGCTTGATTCCTCTGCAAAAATCAAGATTGAGGCGGGTTATGACAGCAACAACCTCAAGCTTATCTTTGATGGCTTAATAAGAAACATAAGGAAGAGCAACACGAAAGAGGATTTTGATGTTGACGCTGATGATTATTCTGTTTTTATGCTTGATAGGTTCATAACCGATGCTTTTGAGAATATCAAGGCTGTGGATATCATTAAGGACATTCTTTCTGAGAAAATTCCAGAGTATGTTTGGGATGCTGATTCCTTTGATGATCACGAATTCATTGTTGAGAAGATAGCTTTTGAAGACAAGCCAATAATCGAGATCATAGAGTACCTCGCAGAACTCATTGGCTTTGATTTTTGGGTGGAAAGCGATGGCAATGGAACTATCAAGTTCTTCTGCAAAGTTAGGAAGAGCATAGAATCTGATTTTGTTCTTGAAAGAGGAAAAAATCTCAAAAGCCTTATATTCATAGAGGACAAGAGCCAAATGTTTAATAGGGTTATTGTTGAAGGTGACAAAAGAGAGTTTTCCACGAAAGAAGACTTCACAGGGGATGGGACAACAAAAGATTTTGTCCTAAGGTTCAGACCTCATAATGTTCGGGTGATTGTTAATGGAACGATTCTTCAGGGAGGAGTCGAAGGCATATCGCAGAACCCTGATTTCTTTGTTGATTTTTTCAACAAGAAAGTTACTTTTGTGAATGCTCCTCAAGCAGGATCGAGCATTGAAATAGAATACGCTTATGACATTCCCATTAAGGTAGAAGTTACTGACTTTGCTTCAATCTCTAAATATGGTGAAAGGGTTCAACTGATAAAAAACAAGAACATTAAGGAAAAAGCAGAAGCAAAGAGATTTGCCAGGGAGTACATCAAAAGGTACGGTAAGCCCTTGTTCATAGCAGAAGCTGAAGCGCCAGCAAGTATAGATTTCAGTGTGGGAGATGTCATTACAGTAAAGGACTTGGCAAAAGGAATAAATAATTCAATGCAAGTGTTGGAATGCACTTATTCTTATTCAAAGACGGAAGGATTCAATTCATCCCTGAAACTTGCTCAAACAGAACAAACAGGATCAAACGTTCTCAAGGATATAATATTGAGACTTAAGCAACTTGAAGAACTTCTTAAGGGAGATGTTGAGGTAGTAACAAAACTCACAACTTTTGAGGAAACAATAACTATCAGAATAAAGAGAATCACGGCAAAGAAAAGGCAGCTTCTTGAAGGGTTCAGTTGGAGCAGGGACGGAGTTTGGAGCGGGAATGATTGGGGAGTCGACAATTTCGTGAGTTATGAAACATTCTTTGAGTATGGAGATAAGGATGTCCTGCAAAAAGATTTCAATGTCATCCGGGAAGAAGAACTAAGGGTTGAGGTTCTGTTCAGTCCAGAACTTGATAAGATTCTTGTATGGTCTCTTGGAGATTGGACTAAGGATTCTTGGTCAGGAGAAACTGAATTCATTGTTCCAACACCGACTTTCCTTAAGGAGATAATTGACGAACTCAAGAGCGATCTTGAAAGGACGGCTTTCAATCTTTCAGTGCACCCAGATTACAGTTCAGCAACCATTTGGAGCTTGAATGGAGGCAGTCCGCCTTATTGGTCAAAAATAGGATTCACAAGAACATTGTCTCCAGCAGGGCCAACCCAGCAGACGCATGATAAGGCAGTGACAGATCTGGCTTCATCTGATGAAAGACTTGGATTCGAGTTAAGAATTGAACCTGCACTTGATGATAAGACTCCTGTCTGGAGCATGAATTATGTATGGAGTGAGACTGGAACTGAAGCAGCAATAAGTGTTCCTGAATTCAAGAAATATGCTTCTGAATTGCTCAATGCCAGTGAAAGATTAACGCTTGCTCAGGAATTCCTGTCATTCCTTGATGATGAACTTGCTTGGAGCAGATCAAGATGGAGCAAGAGTCCAGCAATTGAGTTCGTGGAAACAGAAAATGTTATTTTGAAAGAAATAGATGATAATATCATAAGCGGGGAGAAAATCTCCTTCAAGCTTAACGAACCAGAAGACGGGTTCTTCTGGAGCATGAGGGCCTGGAGCACGGATGACTGGGGGAACATCCCTCAAAATCTTGCTCAGCAGGACATACAGAATAGAATCGTAAGCGATGATTTGGTTTCTGAAGACAGCATAAAGATGGAGCTGTCGCTTGATTCATCCTTCCACGGATGGAGTCTCAAGATTTGGAGCAAAGACGGATGGATTAAGTTTGAGCAACCAGCACCTCAGCAAAGCACTCACTTGAAGACTGAGGAAGAATTGCTGGCAATAACAGAGAGGAAAGGGTTTGAGAGCATATTGAGTCTCAACCCGCAAACAGAGTTAATCAATACAAAATCAAAATGGAGTGAGGCAGCATGGTAGAAGGAAAAGACACTCTTAAGGCAAAAGGAACTGTGAACATCAAGGTCATCCAAAAAGATGGCAAGGTCATTGAGAGCATGACCATAAACAAAGTTGTTGATTTGGGCATTGAGGCATTGCTTCAACACATTAATGGAAACTATTCCAGTCTTATCAGCCATTTCAAGATCGGAACTGGAACAACTGCTCCTGCAGGAACTGACACTGATGTTGAGAACGGTGTTGAATTTGACACAGGAATAACCACAAAGGCATTTGACAACGTCAGTTTTCCCTCAGCGAAAGAAGTCAAGTATCAATTAACAGTGGACTTCACTGAAGGCAATGGCAACACGCTGAGCGAAGTGGGATTGTTCTTCGCTGACAACAGAATGTTTTCCCGTTTTGTGCATCAGGGAATTAACAAGACGAGTTTCATCAAGATAGTGTTCCAATACACGATCAAGATAGAATAAGGAGGCTAAGAAATGGTATTCACCAATGCTGGCAAGCAACAAATCCTGGAAGCGCTAAAGAATCAGATCACTCACGTGGCATTAGGGACTGGACAAAATACCGACACGGAATTCGCTACAAGTCTGGGGAACGAAACTTTCAGGAAGCCAGTGACAGACAAAACAATAGAGACTGAAACCAATAGCATTGACATAGAATGCTTCTTGGGTTCAAGCGAGGGGAACGGAAATGATTTCTCTGAACTTGGGCTGCTTGACTCTCCTAGCGGAGGAAACTTGTTCGTGATCACTAATTTCCCTCCAGAAAGCAAAACCCCGCTTCTTGAGTGGTTAATAGACATCGTGATTGAGATAAAATAACATAAAGAAAGAAATATGAGGTGATTATTATGGCATACGAAATCAAAAATAATGAAATCGCTTGGGCTGCTGCTGTTGAGAACATCAACCGAGGATATAGAGTTTTCGGCGTGAGCGAAGATAATGCATTCAAAGTTCTTCCATTTGAAGGCATGACAATTCATCTTCCTAATGGCGGCCAATGTTGGATTAATGACGAGCGGAGCGTATGGACTGATCATATTCAGGATGATTTCGAAGGTGGAGTGAGTGATTGGAAAACTGATTCTGATACTACAATAAGTGAAGAGACTAGCATAGTGTATGCTGGCACTAAGGCCATGAAAATAGTCTGGAATCATGATGGTGTTACTCAATTCAATAATCGTGTGTACAAAGAATATAACTCGGTTGACATTAAATATAGGAATAAACTGATCTTACAGTTTTATCCAGAATCAGCACTTCAAGATGACCTATATATTAAGTATAAGAATAACAATAGCGAATTCATCCTTACTCAAATACCTGCAGCATCATTAACTCCAGGGCAATGGAATAGGATTCTTGTTGATTTGCCTGCTAATGATGTCCAAAAAAATAAATTTCAAGCATTAATCTTTGAGTTTGACGGGCTTCAATGGAGTTCTGGAACGCATACATTCTATATTGATCTTGTGGAGTTTGACACTCAAATTGACATTCCTGATGCAGATCCTAATGATGAAAGAAAAGACTTGATCGTTGTAGGAGCAGATGGCAAGGTTGAATTAATTCAGGGCACACCTCAAAGCCAAAACCCTGTAGAACCACCTGATCTGCCCGTTGATAAACACGCTCTTGCAATCGTGACTGTGCCAGCAGGATTAACAACTATCACTTCTGCCCAAATATTTGATACAAGAGTTCCTAATACCTTTGCAGTTAATGCGGACAAAACTAAAAATGAATTAACAGTGATTAAAAGTCAAATTGTTGATCTTGCACTTGCTGACATAGAACAAAATGCTCTCCTTGGCCTTCCAAGCGACATTCCTTTCAGCAACATGGTTGTTGAGAAATTTTGGGATAGAGATGGTTTGAATAACACTGTTGAGACTGTGAATGAAGGAGAAAACATGCATGGTTTCTATGAGGCTATTGACGTGGCAAGAGGGCAAATAAATGTTAGTGGTTTGCCTGATATATCTGGCCTTGGTGGAACTGGCTGGACTGAGGCTACTTGGAGAACAAGAGCATATTATTGGAGAGGAAAGATCTGGACCTGGATGAAGAGAAATTCATCTTACGATGAAATGGGGTGGGGTATAGCAAGCATAAATCCCATAACTGGGGCAAAAATATTTGCTAACATATGGACTGATGATTGGCAAGCGGATCCCAATGATAATACGCCCAATGGCAGCAGGCAATTTAGTTTCTTTAAAGACAATAGCACAACATGGTGCGCGCATCCTAAAGACTGGTGTCACGACGAAAACTATTTGTACGTGCCTGTTTATGTAAGCGCCACCCCCATAGGATGGTATAGCAGCCAAGTAGTCATATTAGTTATAGATGAGGATGGGCATGTTGTTAGATCAATCCAAGCAGAGGAAACAAACGGGCCGTTTCATGATTGGTATGGGATTCAATCATTTTATTATGATGTGAACCTTAAGGCATTTCTCTTATGGCATAATGGCAGAAGATATACTGACTGGGGCCATTATTATGTGCCTGTAATGTATGATAAGAATTGGAATGCTATCTTTTCAGGTAATCTGCAAACTACGGAATATTACCCATATCTATTTGCGTATCTGCCAGATAATCAGTACCTCTATCAACTTTCATGGAGGCAAGCAAGCGGCAATTATAGAATATACGCTTACAGGTGGAGAATAGTTAAAGACATTAATGGAAATTTGAATATAACGAATGCTGGCAGCTACACAACAACGAACCATTCCAACACTAATGGTCGGCCAATTTGGTTCAATCAAACAACTATCTGTAACCAGAAAGACAGGATTTGGATGTGTTACAGAGATAACGAGTACCATATAAGATGTCTGTATATACAAGCAGGGTATAATGATGATTGGTGGCAAAATTACAATATAGGAGACAATCCTCTTGATAGAGGGATAATAGTAGAGTCAAACGTAGAATCCTCACAAACAAACGGAATTCCTTTTGTTTCATGGGCTGTGGCATATGGAAGCGATACAGCATTTTATGGATTTGGAGATAAAACGTATAAACTCGAAGGAGGGAAAGCAGTTCCAGGGGAGGTTGTTGCCGCAGGTTCTTTTGCTGGAAGACGTGGCGTGAGCATCGTCGGAAGAAATTCAGTTACTTTTTGGGACACGACAAATGATGCTTTTTATATTGCAGACTATTCTAACGCATTGACCGGGAGAGAACAGATTGGCTTTGATATAGTGACAAAGACATTTAATTTTGAGAACACCAAAGGAATCTATGTAACTGCTAAAGTTGCTGGAAGAGGAACAACAGCCTTATTATCAAAAATCAAGGTTGACATATTAGATTCTCTTGGCAATCCTATAACGGGATTAACTGATCTTGCAGTTGACACTTATCATCCCATTCCTGTTGATGCTCAACCGCTTGATCAGTTCAAACTGAGAATCTATTATGTGCCAGATGGTGTTGATAACATACTTGCTCAATTCCATGAATATGGCGTTTTTGTGGATAATGAGGTGGCTTAAAATGAGAGTTTATAGAAGAAGACTATCAAAAGCTCAAATGATTCAAGCAAGAGCCAGACTGGCTGCTCAAAAAGCCGAATACGTTGCAGGCTCAGAAGAAGAAGCAAATTGCCAGGTAATGATTGACCGTTACGACCAATTGATTAACGCAGCTTAGGAGATGTAAAAAATGAAAGAAATAGACGATTTTGATAAAGAATTTGCTATTGAAGGCAGATGGACGGAACGTCAGAAGGAATTAATGTCATCCTTAATGGATGAAATTATTGTTGTTTTAAAAAAAAGATTTCCTGATGTTGTAGAACAAATCAAATTAGATTATTTTTTCCCAAAGGAAAAGATAGGGATTAAGTTTAAGACAAAATTTTTAGCAACTAACGAAAAATATCTTGGAGAACTTCAATCTCTTCATCTTTTGAATGCTTTTAAGGAAGAACCTGATGCTACTGAAAATTTATTGAAAACATTGTTTAACAACCATGCAGTTATGCTCTATGAAGAAACAATTCATTATGTTCTTTCTAAATTGCTTCGTTATCTTGTCAAGAGAGCCAATGATGAGGATGTGGAGCAGGATGGTTCCTGGATTGCAGAAGGTATGAAGATTATTCCTGTCTTTGAAGTTCCTGAAAACGTGATTATTATGAATGCAAACACTTTTGATAAATTTAAAGATAAAAGGTGA